GTTCTTGTAGTTGACCAAGTCAACGAAACTGTAGACCTCAAAGCCACTACTGTGACTGGTAACCTTGCTGTTACAGGCACTGTTGACGGCCGTGATGTTGCTGCAGATGGCACAAAACTAGATGGTATTGAGGCCGGAGCAACTGCCGATCAAACCGCTGCAGAAATTAGGACGCTTGTTGAATCTGCAAGTGACTCAAATGTCTTTACTGATGCCGACCATACCAAGCTAAACGGTATTGAGTCTGGTGCTACAGCTGATCAAACCGCTTCAGAGATCCGTACTCTTGTCGAGTCTGCTTCTGACAGCAATGTCTTTACAGATGCTGACCATACCAAACTAAACGGTATCGAAGCTCAGGCTGATGTCACTGACGCATTTAACGTCAATGCAGCCGGCGCTGTGATGAATGGTGATACAACGATTGCTGCTATGCAGTTTGTTGTTGATGAAGACAACATGGCTTCTGACTTAGCCACCAAAGTGCCTACTCAGCAATCAGTCAAGGCTTATGTAGATGCTCAAGTTGCTGGTGTAGTTGACTCTGCGCCTCAGACTCTTGACACACTAAACGAGCTTGCAGCCGCACTCGGAGATGACCAGAACTTCTCCACTACCGTATCCAACAGCATTGGGACTAAGCTTTCTCTTGCTGGCGGCACAATGACTGGCAACATCGTTATGTCTGGCGCTCAGACTGTCGATGGCCGTGATCTTTCTGTTGATGGACAAAAACTAGATGGTATTGCAGCTGGCGCAGAAGTAAACGTCCAATCTGATTGGAATGCGACTAGTGGCGATGCACAGATTTTAAATAAGCCGACCATCCCGGCGGCTCAAGTTCAGTCTGACTGGAATGCTACTTCTGGTGTATCACAGATTCTGAACAAGCCCACCATTCCTTCTGGTGATCTTGTCAATGACACTACGCCGCAGCTAGGTGGTGACCTAGATATGAATTCCAAGTTCATTTCTAGTGGCATTGTTGGTATTAAAAACCAAGGATCTCAATCAGAAGTTCGTCTTTACTGCGAGGCAAGCAACGCTCACTACGCCTCAATCAAAGCTCCTCCGCATAGCGGATTCAGCGGGAACGTAACCTTTACAATGCCTGGCACAGCTGGCAGTAATGGTCAAGTTCTTAAGACTGACGGTAATGGTAACTTAAGTTGGGTTTCACAAACATCTGGGTATAGCAATACCGACGTCAATGCTCACCTCAACACCAGCTCTGCCACCAGTAACCAAGTACTTAGTTGGACTGGTACTGACTATGACTGGGTTAATCAATCAAGTGGTGGGAGTGGCGGCATCAGCAATGTTGTAGAAGACACTACTCCACAGTTGGGAGGAAATCTCGACATGCAGTCCAACAACATTTCTGGTACCGGAACAATCATTGCAAACAGTACTGCTTCAACTACTGCAGGCATGAGAAAAATCACTACGTCCACGTCGAATCCATCCGGTGGTTCTGATGGCGATGTTTGGATTAAATACACACCTTAATTATGGGAACTTATTACGCTGATTACTCTGGATCTGCAGGCACTGGTGATGCATCTTCTGTTGCTAATAAAGGCGACAGAATTGATCACCGCTATCTTTACCCTGGCGATGAATATAAAATTAAGGGTAACCCGATTCAATCTCTCGGCACTGCAGTAATCAATAAAGACCGAGTTAATACTACGGGTTATGGATATACATTAGTTGGTGGCACTTATGTTGTGTTTTCTACGACAACAGGTCAAACTTACATAAACGCAGGGTCTTCTACTTTTGGCCAAGGTTATGCCACGGGTGACTACCTAATGATCTTCTATGATAATGTCACCCACAGTCTTCCACAACCTCAAATAGTAGGTCTATATCAAATCACCGTTACTGGCACTGCAGCCAATGCTGATACTAAAATCTACCTTGATGGTTATACAGGAGGTTCAGCTGAAACTGGCACTGGTGGTTATCTTTACTGGGTACCTGTAACTACTGAAACTATTAAGTTAAATACAACAGGACTTACAAAACATATTGCTAGTTACGGTCATCGCACAGGCTGGCAAACTGCTGGAACAGCAACTTGTACATACAACCAAAATACTAGCTCGTGGATTAGTGAATCTGAGTGGATGAGTGTTTGGGGGTCTGACAAAATTGTCATTCCCTCAAGCCAAAGTGTTGGTAAAGTTGCACATTGGGAACTACCTAGTACAGCTGATTTATCAGGTTATCAACAAGTTTCATTTTTGATCCGTGCTAACGGTGCAAGAAACTATAGTACGCCAGATTCTTTGAGGCTTTGCACTGACGTTGCTGGTAATACCTCTGTTCATACCGTGCCTATTGAGTTAGAAAAATGGAGAGATAATTATTGGAAAGCAGTTGTAAAAGATTTTGGAGCCAACCTCAACTCAGCTATTCGATCGGTTGCTTTGTACCGTGATGCTTCACAATCAACAGAATGTACTTATTATATTGACAATATCATTGCCTGTAAGGATTCTTCAAATGCCGACAGCTTTACTCACAAAAGTAAGATCGGTTTAAACGATTCAGATAAAATATGGTATGACATTGATTATATCGATGGTGACCGTATTGTTGTCAAAGGGATGAATTCTTATCGCCATAATAAAATTATGTATTATGGTGGTGGCTGTGGTTGTAAATGGTCTTCTTCAGGTAATAGCGTAAACGTCTACCGAGTAGAGCCGTTTTACTGCCCTACTGATATGATCCCTAATTCTAGTACTGAAGAAGTTGACGAGGTTAGGACAACAGGATCCCCAAATTCCAACAATAGATATACTATTTCTGGAGGTTGGGACTCAACATTTTCTAACCAAAATTGTGTCACTATTTTTGAAGGCAATGGCTACGGAAGAGGACATCAGTATTGGGGAAAACATTATTTGACCATTTCCGACCTGCATATACGTGGCTGGGACGTTGCTATGTATGTTCCAAGCTGTAACTACTTGGATATAGTTAGTTGTGGGATAGGTACTTGTTATGACAGAGGTATTTATCTCTCAAGTTGCTATGGAGTACGTAAGTTTGGTTGGAATTATTTCCTTCGCAGTTATAATAGAGGAAATGTAGAAAACATCTCTGCTGATACTAATGCTGCTAAATCTGATTGGTATGTTGGTTATTCACCAAGGGCTGGTTTGAAAATTGACGCTCTTAGTAGCCCTCCTTCTATTGGTACAAGAAACCTAAAAATGTCAAGGTTTGAAGGATGGCCTGTTCGCGATGGTTGCTACTTTAATACCTATTACTGGGAAACTATTGAAATTGACACAGTTGACTTTAGTCATGGTCAGCCTAATGCTCAAATGAACGTATATGCCTATCAAACTAATAACGTTAAAATAGGAACCCTTATTGCGAAAAATAGTGGATATGCTTACTTTAACAATGCTGATGTAACTATTGATCGTATCGAAATATCATCACCGACTGGTGGTTATTTCATGGGGCAAGATTTCGAAAATCGAGATTCACTTTATTTTAGCAACAGCACAAGTACTTTCCTTATCAATGGAGGGTTTTATGACGGTGTTATTGAAAACAGAGAATCTAAAGCAATCAAATTTGATAACGTTACCCATAATGGCAATGCCAACTATTTAGTTGAATCTAATTACAATAATGGGGCTCCTGTCCAATTTAGAAATTTTGGCGGTGTATCTGGAGCAAACCGTAATTATTCGAGATGCCATTTGTTAGAGCCTGATACCAGTGTGCGACACACAGCTTCTGGTTATTCGCTTAAAGCTACTACTACTAATAGCCAATACGCTGCCGATAGTTTGACTTTAGGAAGTATCCTTGTTAATGGCGGATCTGCAGTAACTATTAGTCTTTGGACTTACAAAAGCAGAGCAAGCGAGGCTGTTGAGATGTTTTGCGATGCAAGACCAGATATGGGTCTAACCTCTGTGCAAACTGTCGATAACTCCAGCGCTGGCACAAGCCAATGGGTGCAAATATCCAAGACATTTACACCTACTTCTGCCGGTAAGATTGACATCAAGGTTAAATTTACCAATGGTAATGTCAATGATACTTTCTACATCGATGATTTTAATGTGAGTCAAGTATGACCTATTCTATTATTGAAACACTTGATTTTAACTCTAAATCAATGTATCGCGTTACTGATGGCGCTCAACTTTATGAATATACAGATGAAAGCGGTTTAAGTGATGAAGCTGTCTTTGCCAAAATTGATAAGGCAAAACAAGCAAGAGCTGATCTAAAACAACAAGCTTTAGATATGCAAGCGGACATCGAGGCAAATACTAATGGCTAATACCGTTTATGTTAATGTCAGTGGTACTTGGAAACAGGCTTCTGCTTACTACGTTAATGTAAACGGTACTTGGAAAACTGGTAGTGAATTTCAAGTTAATGTTTCGAACACCTGGAAAGGTGGCGCTAGTGCACCTCAAGGGTTGCCTAGCGCTGCCTCAGTTTTAGGTTTAGATTTTATTGACTTCAGTCTTCCAACATTTGTTATTGACGCAAAAGCTTCTATTAATTCTAAGACCCTAGACTATATTGACTTTAGTTTGCCTACTGTTGGCAAAGATGTTTAACACTTTTTATTCACCATGATTGCTATTATCCGTCCAATTCTTTTTAGCTTTATCCAATCTGAAAAAGTCAAGCGTATGATCGTTGACCTTCTTCGTGCACTTGCCGAAAAGAGCGACAATACTGTTGACGACCAGGCCGTCGATTTCATCGAACGCGGTCTATTTGGTGAGGTCTGATGGACTTCCCGGAGTTCCCTAACTTTCCATCTTTAGAACTCCCAGAAGCCCCTACAATGCCTGATCCGGTGCTGGAGGTACCAAGGGCACAGATACCTAGTTACAAGCCCCTTGTAGTGCCTCCTAGCGACCTTAGACCGCCTCCTGGTGTTAAGGGTGAAGACGGTAAAGAAAAAGAGCCTAAGCCCCAGCCTAAAGCCCCACCTATTAAAAACCCTGACATTAACTATGTTCAGGTACCAATGATTGATCAAGAAATACCTTTACCGTCTCCTGAAATTTTAGCTACTGCAGGCACGACAGCCGTTGTGTCTGTAGCTGCTACCCTGACTGCTACATCCATGTTCAAATACCTTGTGATGGTTTTTAAACCTGTATTAAAACAAGCATGGAGCAAACTAACCAAGAAAAGAAACCCATCCTCAAACAACTAAAAGAACACCACGAAGAGCTAGAACTTTTAGCAACTTTTGTTCGTCTAGGTGTTGTTGTCTGGAGTGGTTTTATTATTACGCTTAACTACGTTGACCTTCCAATGATTAAGAAAGGTCAAAGTGGTGGAGACATCACATTTGTTGCTAGCGTTTTTACTGGCGCACTTGCTACTTTTGGATTAAATACATCTAACAATAGAAACGGCAAAACAAACGAACCTAAAAAAGATTCATGAAAAAATTTTTTCTACTTTTGTTGTTGACCGCTCCAGCATCCGCACAAATTGAACCTAACTTTACTCAAGGTTCTATGCAACAAACCACCAACACTACCCAAACTGTTAACGAACAGGTAGTTACCGAAATCTATGGAGGTGATTACTCATACTATTCTGGAAGCAACGTCACACCAAGCGGCAACATCACAGATCCGAATACAACGTTTTCAGTGACCAATGCAGGTCAACAGTTCCATGTGGAACAAGTGACACGTGCAGCTGGGCTGATCGAAACAACCACAATCGACCGCGACATCGTCACAACCTCTACTACTACTTCCTTGTCGGTCTTCTCTCAGTAAACCCTGCGTTTGCTGAAGGTGAAGCTCCTGAAGTTCAAAACCAAAGTAACCCAGTTGCAGCAGCAACGGGCAATGTTGTTAATCAAAACGTAAATATGCAGAATTCCGGGGCACCGTCTCGTCAGTTCTTTGCAGCTAACAGTAATTGCAACGGAGCCACTGCACAAGTAACACCTTTCTACATGGGCAACGATACTGTTCCTATGGAGTCAGAGGGTTACGTGCGTAATAACAACTGGGGTATGCAAGTCAGTCTTAGCATACCTCTTGATGGAAGCATGGTAGAGCTATGTAAAACCATCGCTCGTAAACACGAACAAAAAATGAGACTTGATTACGAGCTTGTTCGTGCACTTAAATGCACAGAAATTATGAAAGCTGGTTTTACTTTTAGACCAGGAAGCCGTGTTGAGGTACTTTGCCACGACATCGTTCCTATTGTGTCAATTAAACCTAAAAATGAGCAACAAAAGAGCCAGTGAAGACTCATTTAACGAGCTTCACAACCTTATCACAAAGGAGTTTTTAGCGCGAATCAAATCTGGCGAAGCAACCACACAAGACCTAAAAGCAGCTTGTGATTGGTTGTCTAAAAATGACATAACCGGTGTGGCCGTTGAGGGTTCTGCTCTCAGCGGCCTTGCTGATATTATGCCAACCATC